GGAGTAGACACAAAACAATTTAACAATCGCAAATCGGCTCTGCAATGGGCATACAAAAGGGCTTTATCTAATGCTGATGGCGTTGAGTCTGATGTAATGAGATATTCAGAAATGGAGGGGATAAAAATTAAGCCCACAGATAACGGAGATGGTTATTGCTTTACAGGTTATGACAATAATAACGGAAGCTATCAAGTTTGGGAAACCAAAGACACATATGCCTTTATGATTATGTGCAATGTTAATGATGTAGCACCACTAACCAAAAAAGAGTTTGAAGATAACATTGATGAGTTAGAGCAGTCAATGAATGAGTTTATTGTTAAGTCTGAATATATGACTCCTGGTATGGATTGGGGAGAAGATTTTAAATATCCTCAAGACAATGGAGATGTGTTTTACACTGGCTTTGATGACTACGACTATCAATTTAGATTAATTAATAACTTAGGTTAGCTGATGAAGATTCAATATCCGAAAGCGACATTTTTATATGTCGCTACTAATCAAAATAATAAATAAAAATTAAAAACAAAATTATGGAATTTAAAGTAACAATAATATTATCTCACATAGCAAATCAATCTGTGGAAGATATGGAATTAAATGCTCAGAACTATATTAAAGAATTTATAGAGGATGATGCGTTAATTATAGAAAGCATTGAGGATATAACTCAATCAGAAAAACTTGCAAGTGATTGGGAGAAAGAGGGAGTGTATCCAACCTTAGCATATCCAGGTTCAGAAGATGGAGATGAAATGAACTATAATATATTTCAAAATTGCGATATCACTAAAGAGATAGCTACCTGGAGAGAATGCCTTAAGATGGCGTTAAAGAACAACGACACAATGTATGCAATGCATTGTAATGAACAAATAACCTTTTTAAAACAAAACAAATTATGATAGTAAAAGAACTAATTGCAGAATTGCAAAAAATAGAAAACCAGGATAAGTATATACACTTATTAGGAAATAGAACTAACGGAGAAGATGAAGACTTTGATATAATCTTTAATAATATAGAAGTATGGGATGATTGTGATGAGAGTATAACGCTATTTACAAGCGTAATGACAGAGTTAGATGAGAACCATAAACCAATAAACTAAACAAGCTATGAAAAACAACACAAGCACTTACATAGTAGAGTTGAGAGAATATACAGACTCTGGAGACTATATCGAAAACGATTACGACTTTGATTCTAAGTTGGAGGCAATGAAATTTGCTTACGAAAACAAGGGAGATGTGTACTCTATTTTAGAATACAAAGCCAATCAAAACCACGATCCTCGTGACATTACTAACCAAATAAATTAAAACGCATGAAATTAAAAGAAATATTTAGATCAATAGCAAACAATCCGAGAGAGTCAATCGAATCGATATTATTGCTTTTAACAATCGGACTATTATTCTACATTTCAATGTGGATATTTTACTAACCATTTAAATTTAAAACTATGAAAAAAATACTTAAAACAATATTTGGAATTCAAATCAAAGGATTGCAAATAACATTTGATTCAATCGCAAATGTTTTATTTATGCTCGTTATGTTGCTACTGCTTTGGGTGGTAGTCAATATGTTCTTGTAGAAAATAAGCCCCTTAGAACTGCTCACTATGAAAATAGTGGGCTTTTCGTGGTAGATACTAACACTAAAAAAAATAACAATGCAAAATTTAAAAGTAACATCAATTAAATATTTTAATACTCGTAGAGGATTATCTTATGAATGCAAAACAAATTTTAAAGGAATTTCAATTTGGAATGATGGGCAAGGGGGAGAAACCTACCTTAACTTTGACTTGAGAGACGAGTCCTTTAATCCAAAAGACTATGAAGAAATGACAGAAAGCCAATTAGAAAAGTTAATTGATAGGTACGAGATTGTAAATGACATAGGAGAGGAAGAATGGAATTAATAAATAAAATTAAAATGAAAATAAAAAAATCAACTTTTGAATACGAGCTAAGCAAGAATAACATAATCGAAGCAGATTATGAGTATTATTCCGAAGATGGCGATTATTTCCACCCAGCTCACGCAGAGATAGAAATAACAATGCTAACGCTAAACGGAGACAACGTAACGGATGAATTAGAATCCTTCATCCCAATGCTTGAAGACAAAATAATAGAAACCCTTTAAAATAACAATATGAAAAACAAAAAGCTAAAACCGATGAGACTTAGAAAGGTTGGTAAAAAAACCACTAAATCTTTTAACGAATGGATTGCGTACATTAATAACTCTTTAAATAATACTTATGAAAAAATCAAATCTAAACAATAGAGATTGGGATGATATCGATAAAGCGTTCCAAAACTTTCAAAAAAATAGACTTAATAGAAAAATAGAATTAGCCGAGAAACGCTATAACGAACAAAGATATAAAAAGAAAGCAAAGCTATCTTTTGTCTCTGTCGTGGGGTTAGTGCTGATTTGTTTTATAATTTTTGTCCTAAATAAATTAGGATACTGACAAAATATAATTATATTTGCAATAATAATATAATTTAATGATAGACTTATAGTATTTATGTTAAGCTCTACATTTAGCTCACTATGAAAATAGTGGGCTTTGTGTGGTACAAGGCAATAGTGCCTTAATTTAAATCAAATAAAATGGGAACAAGAAGCTTAACGCACATCTTAGAGGATGAGCAAACATTAACTACGTTGTACAGACAATATGATGGATATCTGTCTGGACACGGAAGGGAGTTAGCAGAGTTTTTAAAAGAGATTCAAATTGTCAATGGCTATTCTGGAGACACATCCAACTTAGCTAATGGAATGGGATGCTTAACTGCTCAACTAATTTCACACTTTAAAAAAGGTATTGGAAATATTTATGTTTATCCAGCAAACACAAAAGATTGCTGGGAAGAATATACATATTATGTCTACCTAAAAGAAGTAACATTGGAAAACAAATTAGTAGATAAGAAACTTTTTATAAAAGTTAAAGATACTTATTCTAAGGATGTTGTTTTTGATGGACTGCCAACTGAATTATTAACTAAAATCGAAAAAGATGCCTAACAATGTATTTTGCACTATATCAAGTGACAACAAAGCAACGATTAAGTTGTTAAGAAAAATATCTAAATTAGACAGAGGTTTAGCAGAGTATTTAAAGCCAATGCCTAAAGAATTGGACAACACAACCTCACCAACTAATATTATATCTGAAAAAGAGTATATAGATCAAGAGCTAAAAAGGAAAGAAGAAGCTCCAAAGAGAATTTTTGCACAAGGAATTACCGAAAAGATGCAGAGAGAACTCGTTGATAAATATAAGTTTGATAATTGGTACAACTGGAGTGTTTATAACTGGGGAACTAAATGGGGGTGTTATGAAAATCAATTTTATGATACTTGTTACACATTTACAACTGCCTGGAGTCCTTTGGATGAGCAACTTATAGATGAGTTTGCTAAATTATGTAAAGAAGATTTGCTTTACACCTTTGAAGAAGAAACTGGATGGGGTGGATGGCGTTCTTATAACAATGGGGTTTGTGTTGAGCATAGAGATTACGAAGAGCCACACTGGGAAGAGGAAAAGACTTACATAATAAATAAGAACGGAGTAATCAAAGAGGGTGAACCAGAATGGAATGACACTGCTAAAAAACAAGAGTACGAGGAAGGGTTTGAGTTTTTGTGTTGTGTGTCTTATTTAGCTCAAGATCATAACAATGGAGATTTGTTCAAAAAAGGTTTCTACGAAAGTTATTCTCTGCACGAAAGATATGGAGATACTTTAAAAGAAGTTTTTGAATACCACACCCACAACGATAGAGTAGGCAACAAGTCTATAATATTTGGGTAAATTAAACATAAGAGTTGTTGTTAGGCGAGATCAACAATGTAATTAGAAACTGCTGGGCGTGTTTCTTTCTCTTTAATATAAATCAAAATTAGTGCGACAAGTATAAAAAAACTATGTGCATGGAATTGTCCGAGAAATCACAGACTAATTTTTAATAAACAAAATTAAAATGAAAATAAAAACTGAAAGATATATGTCTACATATGGGTTTGTATCTCAAAACAAATTAGAAGATTTAGCCAACAAAACCTTTGGAAAAGGCTGGGAAGCTGAAGATGATACAGAGCAGATTCAAACACTATGCGACTCGGTTAAAGCTGGGGGCTATGTAGTGTCTCATATTCACGGATTAAAATATGAGGATGACATAGAGGTTAGAGAGGTAGATAACCCTCATTTCTTTGATCATCCAGCTTACGAATGGTTTCAAAATTTTGTAGATTTTGTACAAGAGTATGATGATAGCATTTACAACTATGCTTGTGAATGGGCTGATAAACAAGAAGAAGAATGAACGAATTAGAAAATTTAATATTAGCTGAAAAACTTAGAGAAACGCCAAACTACGACTACATTCGTTGGTTACAACAATTGAGTTTAGATAATTTAAAAGAAATAGGAAAGCCCTTTCCTAATTTCACAAAATAAAATAGTAATTGCTTGTTTTTACCAAAGTAATAGATTATTTTTACCAAAGTTATAAAGTTTTGTTTTTGAGTAAAAAGAGGGGAGAGGTGGCGTATTGCCGATTCATAATAGTTAAGTGTTTTTTCCTCTCCCTTTTTTTTTAAATCTAATCTAATGAATTCCACACCCCATATTATAAAAGAATTAAGAATCAAACAACTGCACGATTCTAACATTAAAAAAAACATTATAGAGCTAAACAATTACTTTAAGTATAGTGGAAAATACGAGCATAGTAATAAACTTATTGATCTAACCCCCACATACCGACTTAAAGATCGATTAATTCATATCAAGAATGATATGAGTAAGTATAAATTAAAAAAATACAAATAAATGCCAGAAGATAAAAGAGTTCCTTCCTACTATGTGGGAACAAATAAAGAACGTAACTACCAGGCGAGATATGTTGTAACTGATTTTGATTGCACATATAACATAGGTACTGCAGTAACGTATTGTTTGAGAAGTTCGAGAAAACACGAAACTCCTTTACAGGATTTGCACAAAGCAATAGCACATTTAGAATTTGAAATAGAAAGATTAACTGAATTAAATAATAAAAAATAATGAAAAAAGAAATATTTGATAAGTATGCACACGCAATTGCTGAACAATTTCACCTCACATTAGATGAGATGTTTGACAAGAGCAGAAGGAGGGATTTAGTAGATGCAAGACAACTTTTGTTTTACCTGTGTTTAGAACGCCCTATAAGAGTTTCTTATGTGCAAAAATTTATGGAAGACAATGGGTGCAAAGTAGCACACTCCACAATAATTCACGGATACAAACAAGCTAAACAATTGATTGATAGTGACAAGGACTATTATGATATGATAGAAAAAATAAACGAAAAATCTTAAGGTTGTACACTCTAAAAGAAATAGTTAATCAAGCCACCAAAGACTCTACTGCAGTAGTCAACAAACTGCCTTTAGGGGTTTCTGTTATGGGTTTTGGTGTTAAGTTGCAAGACTTTCCAAGCAAAACAGAAATCTTAAACTGCTCAAGAGGTGGACATTATTATCAAGAGATTTCAGAGGAAGAGTATAGCTATTTCTACATCAATGGATGGAAGAAAGGCAAGATTAATATAGCTATTAATAATTGTCTTTTTAAATTAAATCTAATTGAAAACAGAATGAAGATAGAAATGAATACAAGAAAAAACGATAAGCATATACAGAACTTAAAAACAAGAAGGGAAAATCTTTTAATTAAGTATGCTGATCTAAAGTTAAAATTAAATCAAACTAAATAATCAAAACAAATGGAAAACAAAAAAAACATCTTTAAAGCTCTTGCAGATTTTCAGCAAGAATGTCCTGTTTTATTAAAAGAAACAGATGGTTATGGATACAAGTATATAAAGCTTGATTACATAATAGCACAAATAAATCCTTTTTTAAAAAAACACAACTTGGGTTTCTCACAACTTATGGAAGCAAATGGATTAACTACAATCTTGTTTCATCATCCAAGTGGGGAAAGCATTCAATCACACGCAGTGATTCCAGATTGTTCAATGAAAGGTATGAATGTTTATCAGTCCACAGGAAGTGGAATTACTTATTACAGAAGATATATGTTGTCCTCTATGCTGGGCATCATTAGTGATGCAGATACAGATGCAAAAGTATATACAGATAGTCCTAAAAAAACACCTATTCAAAAATTTAAAGAAGCTTTTGATTTAGAAGTTGTTAGTGTGACTGATGCTAATACTGAAAAAACAAAAACTAAGCTCGTAAAAGGCACTAAAGAATATGATAATGTAGTAAATCACATAAAGAAAAACACAGAAGGAAAAAGTTTATTTAAATTAATGGAAGAGGTTAAAGAGCATTACATTGTAAGTACAAAAATGAAAGAGGTTTTATCTAAACTTGTACAATGAAGCATCTAACAAAACTAAAAGATGATGTATTATATTATGGAGAGTACGGACAACAATGGCTTTCTAACTCTGATATATACTCGTTATTAAAAGATCCTAAATCATTTAGACAACCTAAAGATCAAACCAAAGCTATGCTTGAGGGAAGGTATTTCCATACTGCATTGTTAGAGCCTAACAAGTTAGATCAATATGAAGTTGTAGATATAGCAAGTAGAAACTCAAAAGCATACAAAGAAGAGCTGGAGAAGAACAATGGCAAAATGCTCTTGCTTAAAAAAGAGAAAGAAAATTTAGATCTAATGATTGATGTTATAAATAAAAATGCAGAAATGAGTTCGCAAATTAATGCAATCAGTAATAAATATGAAATACCTATGACTAAAAACATTATGGGTGTAGAGTGGAAAGGTAAGGCTGATATTGTATGCGATTCTAAGTTAATTGACATAAAAACATCAAGCTCTATTTCTGATTTTAAATATTCTGCTCGTAAATATAATTACGATAGCCAAGCTTTTATATACCAAGAATTGTTTAACAAGCCTTTAGAGTTTTTTGTTATAGACAAAACAACAAAACAACTTGGAATATTTATTCCTGGTGTTGAGTTTATAGAACGAGGAAGAAACAAAGTTGAACAAGCAATTGAGGTTTACAGCAACTTTTTTATAGATGGCTGTACCGAAGATATTAATCAATATATACAACATGAAATTTTATAAAAAATTATTTAGCTGGTTTAAGCTAACGCCAAAAAATACTATTATGTGGGTTCGAGTTCCAATGACTTGCACTAATAGTAATGAGAAGGATGATGTCATCATCTCTACAATTAACCTTTTGGAACAAAACATTAAAATTAAACAAATATGAGTGAAGAAAAAATCTATGTAGGATCTGGAGTAAGTAAATTTGACGGAGATCAAGTTGCTTGTTCTTTATGCTTGACAGACTTACCACAAGAACATATGTTTGAGTATAACGGAAAGAAATACATCAAGCTAATTGTTCAAAAGAAAAGGGAGGCTGATCAGTATGGTAAAACCCATTATGTCGCAATAGACACTTGGAAACCAGAAGCAAAGAAAGAAGAAAAGGTAGAGAAAGATTTACCTTTCTAATCCTTTCGGTGTAACGAAGAAAGGAGGTTCTGCCTCCTTTTTTTTTGCACTATGTCGACTTTTAGTATGCTTTTATACTATTTATAATTATTTAAACTCTATTATATTTTTATATTAGTATATTATTAACTAATTTTCAACATATATATAATAAAATAAAGATAACTAACTAATAACTAAATACTTAAGCAAAAAAAAGTTAACATAAAGTTGACATAAAGTCGACACAACACTCAAACAAAATGGAAATAACTATATTTAAAGACATTAAAAACACCTCTCAACCCTTCTATAGAGAAGTTGAAGTAGTGTTAAGAAGAATAAGAGAAGGTGCATCAAAAGAATTAGTAAAAAATATAAGACAAGAGACAGACAAGTCCAAACGTAATTTAATAAAACAATCATTACCAGCTATATGTTTTAGTGGCGAATTTACAAAAAGAAATGATAATTCTTTAAGCTCACACTCTGGTTTGATATGCTTAGACTTTGATGGGTATAAGAACGATAAGGAACTATTACAAGAAAAAGAAAAGCTTTCAAACGATAATTATGTTTTCTCTGTGTTTATAAGCCCAAGTGGTAAAGGGTTGAAGGTTTTAGTTAAAATACCAAAGGATGAGATAAACCATAAAAATTATTTTAAGTCTTTACAAAAGCATTTTGATTCTATTTATTTTGATGTTACGAGTAAAAATATCTCAAGAGTTTGTTACGAGTCTTATGATCCACTAATCTATGTTAATCAGAACTCAAGTCTGTGGGATAAAATAATTGAACAAGAGTATAACGAGGTGAGTAATTCTCAAGGCGTTGCGACTATACCTGTCACGGATGAAAATAAAATAGTAGATATTTTAGTTAAGTGGTGGGAGAAAAAGTATGGACTAAAGTCTGGAGAAAGAAACAACAATGTTTATATTTTAGCATCAGCCTTTAATGATTTTGGAGTTAATCAAAACTTAGCAGAGTATGTTATGAGTCAGTTTTCCTCTAAAGATTTTCCATCATCAGAAGTTAAAAGAACAATACAATCTGCTTACTCTCAACGCCAAAACTTTGGTACTAAGTTTTATGAAGATGAAGAAAAAGTTAACTTAATAAAACATAAATTAAGAAGCGGAGTAACAAAAAAAGAAATTAGATCTCAATTAGTTGATGACAATATTGAAATCTCTGTTGTTGATAGTGTCATTAATAAGCTTGAAGAAGAAACTGCTAACCATATTTTTTGGAGCAAAAATGAAAAAGGCGTAATCAAAATAGTACATATTTTATTCAAAAACTTTTTAGAAGACAATGGTTTTTATAAATTCAACCCCCAGGGCAGTAAAAACTATGTGTTTGTTAAGGTTACAAATAACCTTATTGATCATACTTCAGAAAAAGAAATTAAAGATTTTATTCTTAGCTACCTATTGCAAATAGATGATTACACTATCTATAACTATTTTGCCGAGCATACTAAATATTTTCGTGAAGAGTTCTTAACTCTACTTGCATCTATAAATGTTTATTTTATAGAGGACACTAAAGATACTTCTTATTTATACTACAAGAATTGTGCAGTTTTAATTAAACACGACAGGATAGAAACCATAGACTATATAGATCTTGGTGGTTATGTTTGGAAGGATCATGTTATAGACAGAACCTTTTCACCTTGTAAGGTTGGTGATTGCAATTACAAAACTTTTATCGCTAATATTTGTGCTACAGACAAATCAAGAATAAAATCTATGGAAAGCACGATAGGATATATGATGCACGGATGGAAAAACTTAGCTTATTGCCCAGCAATTATACTAAACGATGAGGTTATAACAGACAATCCAGAGGGTGGAACAGGTAAGGGATTATTTATGAATGCCTTAAGCCATATGAAGAAGCTTGTTTTTATTGATGGAAAGTCTTTTAATTTTGAAAGATCCTTTGCTTATCAAACCGTGTCTGTAGACACTCAAATACTTTGTTTTGATGATGTAAAAAAATACTTTGATTTCGAGAGATTGTTTTCTGTAATTACCGAAGGATTGACTCTTGAGAAAAAGAATAAAGATGCAATTAAGATACCATTTAACAAGTCTCCAAAGATTGCAATAACCACTAACTACGCTATAAGCGGAGAGGGTACAAGTTTTGAAAGAAGGAAGTGGGAGTTAGAACTATCTCAGTATTACACAAAAGAATTTACTCCTTTAGTTGAGTTTGGCAGACTTATGTTTGGAGAATGGAATGATGACGAGTGGTGTCAGTTTGATAATTATATGATAGAGAATTTGCAAATGTATTTAGAAAGTGGTTTGCTTAAGAGTGAATTTGTAAACTTAAAAATAAGAAAGCTATCAGCTAAAACTGGTCACGATTTTATAGAATGGTGTGGGTTAATTGGCTCTTCTCCTTATCAAGATAAGTTAGAGTACAATAAAAAATTATATAAAAATGACTTGTATTTAGATTTTATAGAAGAAAATCCCGACAGAGCGCCTAAATCAAAAATGACTATAAGTAGAATAAGATTCTATAAATGGTTAGATTCTTATGGTATATACCAGTACGATACTAAACCGAAAGAAGGAAGGGATCTTGTTGGTAGGTGGATAAAATTTGTAAACAAACAATCAAAAGAAACAAACGGAAAGTTAGATTTATGAAACTTAGAGAGTATCAAAAAGAAATAGTTGAAAAAGGAATAAAAGTATTGATACCTTTTAAGTTTTTGTATTTAGCTATGGAGGTAAGGACAGGCAAAACAATAACATCATTAAAAATGTTTACTCATATGTGGGCTAAAACAAGAGAAGATGTTAATAGAAAAAAAGTTTTGTTTGTTACAAAAAAGAAAGCTATTTCCAGTATAGAGAGTGACTACGATAACTCTGGTTGTATCTATGATATAATGATAACTAACTATGAGTCATTACATAAAGTTCCAACAAAAGGGTGGGATGGGTTGATTTGTGATGAATCTCATTCTATGGGAGCTTTTCCTAAACCAAGCAAAAGAACTAAACAAATCAAAGAGATTATTTCTAAATCTAAACCTTACGTTATCTTATTGTCTGGAACGCCTACTCCAGAATCTTATAGTCAGATGTATCATCAAGTGTATGCTATACCTAAAAACCCTTTTAATAAACATAAAAACTTTTATTCATTTAGTAAAAAATTTGTAAATGTTACACAAAAAAAAATAGGCAGTATGCTTATTAATGATTATTCTAAAGGATCAGAATTAATTATTCACCAAATGAAGCCTTACTTAATTTCTTTCACACAAAAAATGGCTGGATTTGAATCTACTATTGATGAAGAGATTTTAACGATACCATTAAACGACAAAACACTTGCTTTAATTAAAAGATTAAAAAAAGATTTAGTAGTACAAGGAGAGAAGGAGGTTATTCTGGCTGATACTTCAGTAAAATTAATGATGAAAATACACCAGCTCAGCTCGGGTACGGTAAAATTTGAGTCTGGAAACGCTATGGTTGTCGATCATACTAAAGCATATTTTATTGCAGACAAGTTTAAAGATAGAAAAATTGCAATCTTTTACAAGTTTGTTTACGAGCTAAAAGCCATAAAAGATGTTTTTAAAGATAAAATAACAACGGATTTGCAAGAGTTTGATACCACAGATAAATCAATTGCCCTACAAATAGTTAGTGGCAGAGAGGGTATTAGTTTAAAAAATGCAGAGTGTATTGTTTATTATAACATAGACTTTTCTGCTACAAGTTACTGGCAATCAAGAGATCGAATGACAACTAAAACACGAAAGTTTAATAAAATTTACTGGGTGTTTACTGACAAAGGAATAGAAAGAAAAATTTACAAGGCAGTCATTAAGAAAAAAGATTACACTTTAAGTCATTTTAAAAGAGATTTGTTAAGTTTGTAATATGACTGAGCAACAAATACAGGCAAAAAGAATAAAAAAATTTGAAGAGGAAGGATACTATGTTATCAAGCTTATTAAAACAAATAAAAACGGTATCCCAGATCTTATCGCTATTCCTAAAGACTCAAACGTTGTGTTCTCTGAAATTAAAAGAATGACTGGAAAAGTTTCAGCATTGCAAAAATATAGATTAAAAGAATTAAATGATCATGGAATCAAGACAGAAGTATATAGAGGCGAAAGGTTATGATGTTGATGATTTTTTTCTTGAAGAGCTTCAAAAGTTTGAACTGCCAGTTAGTTTAAAAATAGCAAGATTTATAGAAGAAAACGAAATCATTTTAAAACCAAATAATTTAGTGTCTTACATTTTAGGAGGGTTAATAATGTATGCTGACAATCCTGTCACCTTTGCAGTAGAGGTAGTCAAAACAAAAGGAGAATATATGAAGTTTACAGATATAGCCCCCATCACAATGGACGAATACTTAGACTTAATAAATTTAAATTTATATATAAAATCAAATGAACGTACTAAAAGTAAATCGATTAAAAGCTATAGCTAACAATGTGTTTAGCGTCAATGTTGACAGTAAGAATAGAGAAGTAGAGGTTATAGAAGCAAGAGCAACTTGTTATAGTATACTTAGAAAAGACTGTCACTTAAGTTATTCTGAAATAGGTAAATACTTTTTTAAAAACCACGCTACTATAATGCACCATGTGAAACAATTTCCTCACTGGATAAAATACAATGAACATCTGTCTAACAAGTTTAAGCTATGCAAAGAAGTGTTCAAAAAAAACGAAATGTTGTTTGACGATGGTTTAGATATTGTTGATATGATGTTAATAAAAAAAAGTGTTGATAGATTAGAAGAGTCAAATAAAAAATTATCTTTAGCAGTATCCCAACTACAAAAACAACTTGACGAAATTAAAGAACAACCTGTAAATGCCAAGAATTGCTAAAGAAGATGTAAATGCTATAAGCCACATCAATTATGTGTCTAATAGTATTCACGACTTTGGTGATAGCATTTATGAGGATTTAATGGAGAGAGATAACGAGGCGGCTAAGTTAAAGGCGCAAAACCTTATTAAAGTCTTAGCTGATTTAATTCAATCCCTTACAGATGAAATATAATCAAGACGAAATTAGACCACGCCTTTCTGGTAACAAAAGAAAGGCATTTGAAAATTTAAATAAAAAGGAGCGTAGGATACTTGTAATTGGAGATCTTCACGCTCCTTTTGTTTTACCAGGATATTTAGAACATTGTCAACAAGTATATGCTAACTACAATTGTAATCAAGTAATTTATATTGGAGATATTTTGGATAATCATGCATTTTCATATCATGAGCCAGATCCGAACGGACTTTCGGCAGGTAATGAATTGATTAAAGCAAAAAAGTATATAAAAGATTGGTACAAGGCATTCCCCGTGGCTGATGTTTTAATCGGAAATCACGATCGTATGGCTGCAAGGAAAGCAATGACGGGTGGAGTACCCTCTGCGTGGATTAAGTCCTATAATGAGGTCTTAGGCACTCCTAAATGGAATTGGTGTGAAACCATAGTGTACGATAACGTACTTTTTGAGCATGGTGAGGGAGGTCAGGCGGCAAGAAAAGCACAAAATAATATGATGTCAAGTGTTTGCGGACACACCCATACGAGTGCTTATGTTCAGTGGTTCGTTGGAAAAAAATTCAAAGTTTTCGGAATGCAAATTGGCTGCGGTGTGGACAGTACAAGCTATGCGGCTGCTTATGCTCGTAATTTTAAAAAACAAGCCATAGGGTGTGGCGTAGTAATCG